CCCATCCATTACCCGGAGCGGTGGTTGTCCTGAATGTCCAAGTAATACCATCTGGACTGGTTGCTATACCAGCAGTGGTAGATGGTGTCCAAGCAACAGCTACAAATAATCCATTACCATAACAAACTGACCACCAATTACCACCCGGAGCGGTGGTTGTCCTGAATGTCCAAGTAATACCATCTGGACTGGTTGCTATACCAGCAGTGGTAGATGGTGTCTGAGCAACAGCTACAAAGAGTCCATTGCCATAAGTAACCGACTGCCAATATCCACCCGGAGCAGTAGTAGTGGTAAACGCCCAGTTGACTCCTCCGGTAATCTTCATCGATCCTACACGGCCAGAGGCTCCTGCCACGACGAGCGTAGAATAATTATCTGGATCAGTATAAATTGCCATGGCATTGATGGATACAGCACCTATGAGTGTAGCGTTATCACATACGCCAGAACCAGAATACAAAATCCAAGCGGCTGTTCGTCCATTCCACGATCCGAGCTTTCCAGCAGAACCGGCAACAATAAGATATTCTCCGACCTGCATCATGCAAGTTACATTGTCTGTGGATACTACAGTAGAGTTGTTGCTTATAACTCCACCAGAAGACCAGATATTCCAATAGGTTCCGTTCCATGATCCTACTCGTCCACCCGATCCTCCAACCACAAGATAATCTATTCCACCATAGGAATAGATACACATGGATAGAATATCGTTTGATCCTACAACACCGAGCGTAGCATCACCAGAATTGAAAAATCCGGTTCCAGTTCCGGTTCCATCATAATTTCGCCATGCCACACCATCATAGCTTGCCACTCTTCCACCGGCACCAGCGACAATGAGCATGTTATTATAAACGATGGATGTATTGATCTGGTTTGTTCCAATAGCGGAAGTGGTTTGCAATGCTTTGTTGATGGTAATACCGGTATTGGACTCCTGAAGGATAACAATCTGATCGCCAAGTCGCAATGCAAATTCAAGAGAATCCGCATACTTCATACCATTATATCTGACAAAGGAAAGAGAAGTAAAAAATGCCAAGACATTTCCGAGATTTGGAAATGTGATGGTGCGGGTGTTCAATTGAACTTGGTTGTAGTCGTATTCTGTAACCACAATTGAATTGTCGATGATGGCACAGGTAGAATACGATGATGTATCCAAGAAGACATCTTCCACACCTTCGACCGAAAGCTGGTATTCTACACCATATGAAGATGCCTGACCTATGGATTTACCATTGATCTTGATAATCTTGTAATTTGATACCGTAGAATCTTCGATAGAAATTATTTTTCCATCATCGGTGATGATATGTTCGCCAACTTCAGTATAAGCTGTCTCTTTTTCATAGATATTGGTTATACCACCATCCCGTTCGATGCCGGTATTCTTCAGAAGAGGCGCAGTTGCATCATCAAAGTTCTTGAAATCCTCAGAAATGGTATCGGTATTGATGGAATTTCTGATATTTATTTCAAGTTTGTTGGTATTATCCATTGTATTCTCCAAATATTAGTAATTATAGAACGGAACTTCCCGTGTTCTGCGTTCAGGCTGTCCTTCATCCCTCTTCAAAACCTCCAAAAACCTTGACCATACTTCAGCAAGTCGTGCAGAAAGAGGAGCTATATCACCATTTTGCTTGCGTTTATAGTCTATTGCAGACTGGTATGCCATGATCTCATTAGCTTCGTTGATCGGATAGTCAAAATCTGTATCATCTATGGTAGATATGGCAGATATCTCAAGCTGATCATTGATGGTTGAAATAAATCCATTCTGCGGAGTTCCCATATACAGGATATTAGTAGCCATAACCACATCATCGTTCTTGTGCAATACAGATGCAGAATCCAGATAATAGTAGTTGGTTCCATCACCAGATATCTTTACAGCCGATATTGCCAACGAAGTCGTATTCTTGTATATGAATCCATCAGAATCCTTGATGTAGAAATAATCCGATCCAATAACATTGAATCCAGAAGTTGTATATACATAGATGAGTGTGGTTCCAGTTCCATCAAGATTACAATAATTTGTATTGGTGCCATCAGAAAAATAAATTTTATTTTGAGAGATCGTAAAGTTGGTGATGTTTCCAACAGAAGTAATGGCGGCTGGAACGATAGTGGATGAATAATCTGTAGTTGCTCGCCAAATGTCTCCTCCTTTCAAGAAATAGATATATCCAAGATTGTATGCGACATTTGAAAGTCCAATAGAAGTATAAAGTGTAGATGTAGAATTGAGAGTATAGGATTGGAGTTTGATGGTTGTTCCATTATAGATATAGACAAGATAATCTGTTTGCTCCTGTGTGTTTGGATTCTGGACGGAAAAATAATTTGGCGAAGAAACATTTACCTTGTCATATTGTGCGAGAGAAAGGCAGTAGTAATAATCTGGTTCTGGAACAGTTGGCTTCACGGGCGCAGGATAATACTCAAGCCTGATCTGTGATGGCAATGAACTTGCGACGATCCACAACTTGTTTCCTCTCCAACGATATCTCGGAGTTGTAGCATAATTATTTCGGTTGGATGTATTGAAGCGATCCATATTTGCCCAACCAGAAAGTGTATCCATATAATTTACAAAGCGAATCTTATAGACTGTATTCGGTATGGTGCATTCCCATTCATTATTTCCAAGTTTGACCGCTGTAACCGATGGATCAAAAATGTATTCGGTAAGAAAATAGTCATCAGATGAATCTGTAATCTTGGAATAAATATCCTTCCAAGCCTCCCAGAGAGAATTCTGTTCATCATCTGTAGAGATAAACTGGGAATTTGGTGTGTCTGAAAGGGACCGTGCTCTTTTTACTATATCGGATGCCAACATTTGGTATTCTCCTATGTCTTTGGTATTTCATATATATAGTTGTGAAGAGTGTTATGAGAATACAAAAAAAGAGGACAAATACGGTATTTTGTCCTCTCTGGAAGCTAAACTCCACGAAATAATAAGGAACTTGGCATGCCTTGAGGCTACCGAACACAACTAAATACAAGTTCCTCCTACATATAACTATGCAAAAAAAATGGTGAGAATCTTTCGATCCTCACCATCAAATGTGCTTTTATGTCAATTACGACACGAAGTTGATGACGGCATTCTTTCCGGGCGCACGGAGGGCGAATGATCCGTAGAGCTGAAGGATAACCTGAAGCACAGGACCAGACGAAGCGAGCGAACCGGGCTGAATGGTTACATAGTCGTCGAAGATGAACGCATAGGTGTTCTTCATATCAGGAGTGCTGACTCCATTGACAGGCTGGACACCGGGGTTGTTGGCGACAATGCCATCATTGACAGGGGTATCACCATTGGTAAGCATGGCAAACTCAATGGTTTCCTCATCGATGATATAAGCGGTAAAGCGTGGGCAGAATGGATCGTCATATACCTTATCAACCCAAGAGGTCGAGAACATATACTTCATATCCGAGAGACCACGAAGAGCCTCATTTGTCTTTCCCTTAGCCTTGCCCATATCCGTTTGCTGGAAATAGGTTGTCTGTCCATTGACTTCGGAAATAACCTTGGCATAGTCATCAGGATTGATAACGAGCCACTGAGGATTTCCACCAGCGTTACGAACAGCCTTGACAGCACGGACGATGCAATCTACATACTTCTCTGAACCACCGGTATCACGGGCAATGTAATTACCAGCGAGACGATCCGGGAATACAGAGCGATCAACGCCATAGAAAGATGTTCCGATATAAGTCGTCCAAGTTCCACCAGAGCGTCCAGCGACGGTTGGGAGCCAACCAGCAAGTCCGACAGGAAGAAGAGGAGTAGAGCTTGCACGGCAACCATAGATGCAAATCCAGTCAGTAGCCGCCCAAGTCTCATTCGATCCAGCGGCGGCAGTGAATGTTACCGAGGTTCCGTTGATGGCGGTAACGGTGCAAACGAGAGTTCGGAGAGAACTTCCGGGAGTAGCACCATTGGTAACGATGAACTGAGAACCGATATCGAGCTTGACAACAGTAGAGAACTGCACAAAGTCGATAGTATTGGAAGCACCTTGGGTAACAAGACCAGCATTGGCTCCAACCTGACCAATCTCACCAAATCCCATACCATAAAGAGCGGTGGCAAAGAGTCGGCGGAAAGCCGCTGTGCCATCATACATCTTTACGACTGGAACAGGAACGAACGCTCCACGGATATTCTCGGATGCGAGAACTTCCTGAGCACCTACATTGAAGATTGAGAAAAGCTGTCCGGGGGTAACAGCAAACTGTGCAGACTTGGAAGTTCCAGAAGCGGCGTTTGAAGCGGCGACAGTAGCATCACCAGCACAAGCTCCACCAGAACCATAGTTAGCCGCAAAATTGTACGACTTACCACCAACTCGGTTTTTCTTGATCTCACGAAGAACCGGAGAGGCACGCCAAAGGACAGATTCCATTTCCTTATCAGTGTACCACTCCTTGAATACGGTCAAAAGACCAGTATCAGAAGTAACAGCCATTGTTATATCTCCTTTTTATTTGTGAATAGATAAATAGATCAACGATCTATTAGAATTTTACATCGCCAGCCTTGGCTTTCATCTTGCGAATCTTTTCGATGAGAGCATTACCATCAGATTTTTCTTCCATGGATTCTTCAGGCTTCTTTTCTACTTCAATCTCAACAGCCATAGCTGGCTTGCCAAGACCTTGAACCTTTTCAAACTTTGACTTCAGGATATCCGCAATTTCCTGAACCTTTGCATCTACCTGAGCATCATCGACATTTTCAGCAGACTTTTTGAACTCTTCAAGCTCATCATAGAGCTTTTCATAGATATCAGACCCGTCTGTCATCTCAGAATAGAAGTCCTTATATGGACCCATGAGTTCGCCGTACTTGGACGAAAGACCGGAAATGCCAGAAAGACGCTCTTTGGTATTATAGAGGTTGGTAATACCACCAATGATCTCTTCGTTCACGAGCTTTTCAAGTCCATCAATCTCATCGTCCATAGCCGCCATCTTGTCAAGAATTTGCTTGATAACGGTAACAATTGGCTCAAGTTTTTCATCCAGAATCTTGCAGATAAGCTCGACATCTGCCTGTTCATCATTGTGCATAATGTCCATTTTTCTTTCTCCTTTATATAGTTGCAATTTTTTTACACCCATTTATTGCTGAATGGGAGGTTGTGCTGGTTGTGCTGGAACTGGTGCCGGTGGTTGAAGCTCTGCATTTATCTCATCCATCATATCCTTTAGCTGGTTCACGAACAGAACGAGATTCTGCAATACTTCTGGCTTCTCATCATTTGCATCAAGCCGCATAAGCGTATTGATGGCTTGGTTGAACAATCCTTGGATATTTGTTCCCTCAAAGAAATGGAACTTTCCAGTTTCAGGATTTGGACCATCTTCGATGACACGCTCGATAATCTTCTCATTCATGTCATGTGCCGCTGTGGCAATGGAGTAAGCAGATTCAAGATCAGGCATCTCAAGAAGATTTGCCGCAAGTGATGGATCAATAATCTTCATACTTATCAGCTTTTCGATCTGTTCCATCTTTACTTTTGGGTCTTTTGACAATGAGCTTGAAGCTGAGAACTGAATATTGAACATCTCACGCTCTTTCTTGATGTCTTTCCAAGTTATGACAGATCGTCCTCGCCTCTTCGGAAGCACATCTTCGTCTTCCGGGAAGATATCTATCATTCTCTCAGCCACATCCTGAACAAAATGGATATAGGTATTGAGAAGAACATTGTGCCTTTCAGATTCAACATCTTCCAATGTCTGCAATGCTACACCACTATTCAATCCTGATGGCTTTTTAGACTGTGCGGAAAGCTGGCTGACGCCAACCATGTTGTATGCTTTCTGCTCAAACATATCCAATAATTGAATATACATGGGGTCAATTACAGGCGGTGTGGCTACGGTAATGGGAGATGGAACTGCCAATGCATTATATTCAAACACATCACCGATCTTTGAACTTGCTATCATGGATGTCTTGATATCCGCACCACGAGGAACGAATACCATATTGGCTGGTGAAA